TTTGTCGGAGTGTCATCAGCATAATGCCTACCAATGTATAATTCTCTTTTAAATACTGTTAATCCGTTCCACCAAGAAGCAGCAGCCGCTAACAGCACATTTGCAATAGGCGGGTTCTGCGCTAATTCTGTACTTTTGTTTTTCATTTTATCTTTAGTTTTGTTTTTCAAAGTCCACCGCTTCGCAAAGCCGATACCGTTACACCCCCATCATTTTCCTGTTATTCTCAATCTCCGCAGTCCTATCGTAGTGCATTTTCGCCAGTATCGAATGTGCATCGTTTACGGCTTGTTTTATGCGGTCAATATCCTCATCGGTTAGTTCTACTTCCCAAACCTTAAACCTTTCTTCAAGAGGCTTAGAATCGTATGTATGGGCATCTTTCAACTCAAAGCACATATTTACATACTCCTCATCCGAATCGGACTCAAAACGATGGCGGTAGTATAGCTTCTTGTACTCATCTAAAAGTATGTGTTCGGGTGTATTGTTTAAGCAATAAAACAACCGTGCTTTGCTAACTCCCCATAGCCACATATAACCTTTTAACTGCCATTCATAGTTCCAAGTTAACTCAGCGTTGGCAAATGTAAATCTATCCCAAGCGTTCTTGATGTCATAGACTATGCCATCAATAAAGCAATCGCATTCTCCTTGTATGAAATCATTGGATTTGCGTTCCTTGTTCTTCAACACAAGGCTATTCTTGTGGAGGGTGTTTTGTAACATAGAGATGCCGTCTTCCTCTTGAAATACTCCTTTCTCAAAGTATTTTGAGTTGATGTCCTTGCGGATGCCTTCACTCTGTTCAATGTATATGCGCTGAAGATAGCTAAGCATAGTCTGTGTGGTCTTACCACTCTTGCTAATTATCTCACCAAGCGATGAGCATCGGAATTTATAATCGGTTAAGTTCATTATTGATAAAGTTTTAAATATTTAAAGCCCGGACCGCTCGAACATAGTAAGTGTTGGTCTTGTAGTCGTAGTTCTGATTGCCATTGTTGAAGTTCTGATTCCATGCGCTGAAATTATTGTACTCACTGGAACTCCAACAGTAGGCAGCGGCAAAACTATCATCCTTGTTTAACCACATTAGATGCAACTCTTCTCTGGTAGGTAATCTCCATCCATCACCTAATTCATCACATACTTTTTTTGCATCTTCCCAATTGTGTTGACCTAAGTCTTTAGGATATACTTCAAACTTTAGATGTTGCTCTAAGATTATTAGCTTTGATTGTTTTTCAATAGGAGTTAAGTTGTACTCTACTCCATTAATTGTTATTGTTTTCATTTTATAGTGTGTTTAGTTTGTTTGTTAATAATTCTTGTAATTCCTCATTCAGCGTTACATTCTGCATAGCGTTACTTAATGCCGTTTTATCGGTTGCTGATTCAATGAATGCTTTGATGCGGTCTTGTTCCTTCTGCATAGCTACATCTGATGCTAATAGTCTTTGGTCGGGTTCAAAGTGTAATGCCTCCTTACGATTAAGATTAGCCCCAAATAACTCGCCAAGATGGTCACAAGCATCCTTAACCGCTAATGACTTAGCTATCGGTAATGCCATTGCTACTGCCCCTCTGCTTACATTACTCATATCCATTTTCAATGCACCAGTACCGCTAACTGTTTGTAATTCTTGTGCTGCTACCCCATCGTGGTAGTCTAATGTTCCCGTTACGGGATTAAGATAATGCACCCTAACCGTTACCTCAACTGCGTTCATAAGCATACCCGTTTTGATTACCTCAATGCGGTATTGCTTAAAGCATTTCTTCAATAGGTATTCAACCTTATCAATCGGTAGATAGTTATGCCCTTTAATGAATGGGTGAGTTTTAACCCATTCCGCAGGTGGCGGTGTGTTGAGAATGGTGTTTAGCTGCTCAAGAGGTACAGCGTTGATGTTACCTGCGAATAGGTCGGTGATGGTTTTTTTAACCGTTAGTTTTGTTGACATTGTGTGTAGTGTTGTTTAAAAATTTTGCAATATAAGTTTCTGCTTTGGTATTTTTTGCTTTTACCATATTTATTTTAGCCCGTTGGCTACATATAATTACTCCTTCTATTCCTTTGGCTTCTGCCATTAGGTTCAGCAAGTTGCCTACTGCCTTGATTTGGGCTTCTTGGATGGTGGGTGCGTGGGCGGATGCTTTTAACTCCCCCTCACTTGCTTGTGCAATAATTAGCCCTGCGATGTCTTTTGTGATGATTGTCATTGTTTATGTTTAATGTTTAAAATACGGCACTCTCGTAGTTCCCACGCCCCTGTGAATCTTAATCAGAGTCACTATGTCTAACCCAACCACGAGGCAATGGTTCAAGGGTTATAAAACACACAATCAATGCGCAATTATGTCTGTGAATTGTTCTTCGGTAATTACTCCCGACATTACCTTGTTGCGTAGAAAGTCCTTGATTTTGCCATTAAGGGTAATCATATCCTTGATATCATCCCTCTCTTTATCATCGCAGATTAAACGATTGTCTACAAAGTCAACAACAGTATTGAATTGCTCCTCTGTTTCGCAGGACAGAACCCACGCTTCGATTATTTGGTATCTTGTAGTCATTAGTCTTCGTTTGTTGGGTAAATGTTTTGCTTTTCTTCATACAACCAATCTGATGCCGTTTCGTATGGCATTTGGTCAAGGATTGCATCAATAAACTTTGACTTCTTACGATGGTTTTGAGGCTTATTTAATACATAGTTTATCTCGCTTGTAATGTCGCATTCAATGCCGAAGATAATGGCTGAGATTTGGTAGTCCAATAGTTCGACATCGGGTACTGCTGATGTACCTGAAAGTTCATAGTCTGCGTAGATGATAAGTTCTACTTGTTCGAAAAGGTCATCCTGCTGGATGGTAAGTGTGTGTTTCATTTTATTTTATTTAGTTTTTAAGTTACGAATTTGCTTTGCTTTATCCGCTAAAATCTTTTCAGCGTAAGCCTTGAATTTGAGATTCTTTGTAGTCATCCCGTGTGCTGCTAAGGTTGTTATATCCTCAATTTGGATATCGATGAGTTTGCGTTGTTTCGTTTTCATAGGTCAAAAGTATATACATTATATATACTAACCAAATTTATTTTAAAGTTTTTTTTCAACTTGTCATAAAACTCTCAAAATGATGACTTTTGGGTAGGTTTATTACACATTAAAAACCCCCACCGTAGAAACGGCAGGGGCAAACATGAAACACAAAACACAATCTTAATCAGGCTCTTCGGCCCTATCATCTTTCAACTCATCGTACATCTCTGCGGTCATTTCATCAAGTATTACCAAGCACCGCCATTTAATTCGCTTAACCCTTGCACTATCTATCTGCGTTAGTGGGTTGTAATTATCCGCAGCATTCATAGCATCACAAGCACAACGGATATAGTCCTCTCTTGTGGTGTATTCGACCTCTATTTCGGCACTTTCTTCTTCAGGTGGTAGTTTGTCTTCGGTCATAGTACCTTGCCTTTATGTATGCGCTTATTCCTAACTTCAAATTCATCACCGAATACATCAACTATTGCGAATCCGTGATTCCATTTGTTTATCGGCAAATATGCTGGGTGCAATTCCGACAAGCACCCCAAACTCCAAGTAGTGGTTATCTTGCCATTCATATTGCTTTCGGTGTGTTCACTCGTTTGATGGTTATGCCCTTGCATAGCTGATACTTTTGCACGGAGGAATAATCCCCTTGCAATGTTTACAGGACTAAAAACACTACCACCAAATTCGTGTCCGTGAATGATATTCAAATCACCTGCCTTGATTATTCGTTTGTCGCTGATTACATCAATGCCTTCTGCCCTTGACTTGATAATCTCCTCTAACTTAAACTCATCAACACCATCAAGTTCACCTGCTTTCATCCATAGAAAGTGATTGTACCTCTCTTCGTGGTTACCGAATTTGAAATATATCTTGCAGTTAAATGTCTTTTGCAAAATGATAAAGAACTCTTTGAACGCATTTAACTCATCAGCGAATGAACGCTTACCGGGTTCTTTTGCAAATCGTGATAACCCGAAGAAATCAAGTGTATCGCCATTCAGTAACACGGCATCGGGCTTCTCTTTTTTCCCAAAATCAAATGCTGCGGTTAATGCTTCAATACTATGGTAAGGTATGTGTATATCTGATAGTACAAGTATCCGCTTGTGGTTGAGCATAAACGGCTCATATTCGGTCTCATCTGTATCGGGTAGGTTGTAGGGATTCTTTGGTCTTACTTCGGCAGAATGGGTAATTTTAGTTCCATCTCCCTTACCTACTTTACCTTCTATTCTACGGAGTGAGTGCCTTGCTTCTTCGACATCTTTAAATAGCAAGTTATTGTCTTTAAACATTATCCTTGCAAGTTTCAAGGTTGGCATTTCCATACCGAATTGGTCTCGGTATTTTCGTGCAATGGCTATTTTACTCATAGTGTTTGTGTTTAATTTTTAAAGTACAAATCAGCCTCTGCCATTCTCCTTCTCACCAATCCCCTTAACTCCTTGCCACCTGCCTTTGTGAACCTCATAAACTCATTACGGATGGTTACATCCTTTGAGTTCTTAATCACCTTCCGCAACAAATCCGACCTTTGCAAAGTACCTATGCCTAAGTTATAAGCAAACGATACTAATGCCCCAAATTGGTTCTCTGTTACATTGGTTCGGACTAACTTATCAACCCCAGTCTCAAACCTGCTTAATATCGTTTCAAATAGCTTTAATGCTTCTTCTTTAGTAACAACATCACCCTTCTTCACACTTATCCCATTCGGGTACATCGTGTTGCCGTAGCCAATTGTCCATATACCGATACTATCTTGATAAGCATTTAGCTTACACCCTTCAAACGAGGTTATAAGGTTAATGCTATTTTGATTTGCTTTTCTTGGCATTAAATACTATTGATGGGATAACCCCCGAAAGAATATGTGCTATCCTACGCAAGATACCTCCCTTCTTAGTCTTGGCTTTACTTTCTGCGTATCTCTCTAACCAATAAGACAATATGCTTATTATCATATTGTTTGCCTCCGCCTTAGGGGTGTTGTAAGGCACAAGCATTGATGCCCTTTGGAAATGCTCATCAAACGGCATCTCTGCCTCTTCGTAGGCTTCTTTTAACTCTTGGTAGTTCATTACTTAACTCCGTATTGTGTGTAGTTAGGATTCATCCAATTGATAATTACAGGCAACGCAGATACGACACCTCCTGTTGCAAGTTTCTCAATCATAGTGTAATCTAATGAGAACAAAGTTGTACCATTGGATAACTCAATTAACCACAAGGTCAACACAGTTGATGCGAATGTTTTTAAAAATGTTCCGATAGGGCTTGATAAAATTTTCATAGGTTGATTTTTTAAGCGTAAAAAAATTTAATTCCGTTGTAATGTAATGTTTTGGTCTTATCGAATAAGAATGGATTAGAATGATGTAATGTAAATGCAGATGATATTCCGAATACCTTATATTCTATTTTTTGAATCTTTTTCTCGTGTATACCTCCAAGTTGCTTGAGTTCATTTAAGTCGGACTTTAGGTCTTGGATTCCGCTATTAAGCATATATCCCAATATAGCTATAAGGCTTGGTGTTAACCACGCTTTTACTTCTTCTATTGCATTCTTTTGTGCCATTACTCTTCTACTTTTTCAGGTGTTTCTTCAACAGGCTTAACTTTAGATGATAGCCATTGGATTAGTTGCATACCATACTTGGTCGGCATCTC